CTTTTACAATTTACACCTGTCACTTGTAAAGTAATTTTTTACCAATAATTAATGATACCACAAAAGTAAAGATGCAAACACCTGCAACATATTTAGATTTATAAATAGACTTATTTGAAGAATACCAAGGAGACTTTTGAATCCATAGAGTAGGACAACAAATGTTTTTATATGTCAAACTCTTTAACATATATGTTTCTTCAAGATTATATCCAAGTTTTCTATAATAATTACGAGTACCAATACCTGCAATCACAGACATTCTATTATAACCTTTATTAATTGAAATGTACTCAGCAATATACATCAGAAACTTACCTATACCTAAATGTTGTGTTTTAGATGTAACATTATTCAAACCTTTTGCAATAACACTACCATAAACATGAAGTTCAATAATCATTGCAACACGAACTCCATCTGGATAAGATTCTGAACGTTCCTGTTGTTTTAAACACTCAAAAAATACAAATTGATTCGGATTTTCACCTCCATTAAACCTAAGACGACAAAAACCATACAAAATATTTCTTTTTGAATTTTCTAGACTGATAAAGTATTCAGTTCCATCACATGCTTCATACTCATCTATAAATATCTTTGAATCATTAATATCAATAAACTTACCTTTAACCTCCCTTGCACGAATATCTGTCTCAAAACCCCCCTCAGACTTTACTTCATTTGTAATATCACCACGCATACCAAGACGATCAACGCCACCAGTAATATCCTTCTTACTAAAGTCTCTAACTATTCTATTAATTCTAATATCATATGGACAATGAGTTGTCACAAATTTTATTAATTCTTCGGCTTTACCAACGTCAGTTCCATATGGAACATAAATTCCTTGACTAAGATCAGTTTTAGTTGCTCCAAGAGATTTTGCCTTATCATGCCATTTCTTAATTTCAGTAAATGGAAGAACCATTGTAGGGTACCATTTCCATTGATTTGAACGAAGATGAGTATTCTTACTTTGAAGAACTGTCATACCTTGCTCTCCAATAATAATCTTCGCTTCATCACTAATAGATTTAAAATCTATAGGTTGCATACATAACCATTTTGCCATTAACATATCAACTTCAAAAGTTGATCCCGGAAGGTCTGGCATCCAATGATTATCAACTTTAAATCCGTTAACCTTCAAACGTTTATTAGCAAGCATTGCTGTCCTAGTTGTACAATCTCTCTGAACATTATTAAGAAGATTATCAAAAATAGATTGAACCCCAATCTGAACACGTGTAACACCAAGACTTCGGTAAAACTGCAACGTCTTCATACATACAGAATCTGGACGAGTTTCAAATGTAAGACCAATAACACAATGTGAAGAAGATTCATTAATTAACATTTCATCTTGAACAGATAAAGGCTCACGATGCGGAGCCATATAGATATTTGCACTATAATATAAATCTCTAGTAAATTTTTCTATATAATCAGTTGGGTATGCATCAATAGTTCCTCCCTCGAAAATTACTTCAAGTTTATCAATATCGTGTCCCATATCATCTAGCTGATCACATCTAGATGTAAATTGAAGTCCGCAATCCCAGCCATTTTGCGCTCCACGATCAACCGCTGGTTCTCCTAAAAGATAGCTTCTAGAAACTCCTTTATACCACTCAAAATCGTCTCCATATTTAATTTTGCGTTCTTCATCAGTCATCTCTTGAAGTTTACTAATAGAAATTCCAACTTTGAGAAATCTTTCCTTCGTTTCTTTTGTAGAAATTTTTGGAACAATAGTTGTAGTGTCATTTGGACAATATAAACAATTATTTGCACAAGAAAATTTTCCTGATTCCAAAACCATTGTGATATTAATAACACCAGAATTAGATCTCATAGGCTTTGCTCTAATAAAATTTTCAAATTGCTTATCAACTATAATAAGACCATTAGATACACAGAACCTATAAATTTTTATTAATAGCTTTTTTTGATAACATTTTTTCATTGGACGATTAAAGTAAACACGAACATAATTGTTTTTATTTTTTTCAGTCCATGTATCAGGATCATTAAATTTTTTTTGTACTTCATTGTACATTAATATCATTTGCTTACTAGCACGATCAATCTCATCGGAAGAGAAAATATAATCAGTTAAACGGGTGCAATCTTCAAGATCAGGTGAAAGTTCAGACATTTATCTATATAAAAATTATATAGACAAATATTTAAAACAATTTTATATTTTAAGTTAAGTTTTATTTTACTAAAAGGACATAAGTACAAAAATTATCACCACTGAAAACTGAAACGTGATACTAGGATCTGTTTGCATCAAAAACATTAATTTCTAACAGGTTCGTAATGACCACCAGTCCATTCTAAGTATATAGTTCTATCATATTGTCCAGATAATTGAATAAATTCAATTGATCTATTTTTACAATCTCTATTATTTAATACAATTATTCTTACATTCCAAATATTACATGCACACTGTATTTCAATAGCTCCACCCCAAGTACATGTATTTCTCATATGTTGAATATAATTATCATTCTCATAATTTAATATCTCTTTTGTATCCAATCCATCTATAATTGGTTTGTTTTCTTCTAAATAATCACATATTGTCTGTCTTATTTTGAAACTATCATCATTGATAAAATAGCTCAAACTATTAAATAAACAACTCATTTTTTTATAATATTTTATATTATAAATTATGTATTTGAATTGTAAAATATTTTTATTTTACAATTTTTGGTTCATCTCAAAGTATTAAAGAGATAATATTCTTTTTTAAAGTTCGCAATTGTCTCCACTACAAAATTTTGATCCACTTGGAATATTTCCTTTTACGCTCTTGTAGTCAATAGGTTTGAACTGACTCTTGCGTTTTTCGTATTCTTCAAACGTTAGAGCCTCATATGGGGCCTGGGCATAGCCGTGGCCAGAATGTGGGAGCATGCTCACTGATTTCAGATTTGGTAAAAACATAGCGAGCATCTTTTCTACATCTGGCCCGTCTTTCTTTTTATCAAAATAGATTGTAGCGGAAACACAATTATCAGCATAATGTTTTTGCATCATCTGTACTACAGAAAACTGCTCCCACGGTGAAACGTCTTCGCACGGACGAACATCACCATGATCAATAACAAATTCAAATACATAAGTATTCTCGGAAACAATATCCTTTTCATGCGGAACACCAGCAGCTATTAGTGAGGGAACAAGAGGAGATGTCATACCGATTCGCACACGACGAATAGCATATCTGCTTACAGGGTAGTGTACGCCAGGCGTACAACCTGCAAGAAGAGAAATACTTCCACTCGGCTTGACAGTTGTGACTCTAACTGCAGCTGGCACACCTGCTTCTTTAGCAAGACGTGTGTTTGTCTCACGAACAACTTTATAGCCTTTGCGAAGAAATGTAATCATCTTTGTATAATTCATTTGACCCCACTCTTCCGAATCAGACTTACTAGCCCATTGAGCAATTCCAGAAATGCTAACACCGATACGACGATTTTTAGCAATTACAGCATTCGTTTCTGGACGATGAGTTGGTAGCAGAGATACTGTTGATGCGTAAAACGTGGCATACTCGAGTCCTTTGTAAAACTTTTGTGGATCAGAACACCTAGGGGGAAATACTTCTGATAAATTGCACAATTCCCAGTTAGAAAGGGCGATTTCGGCACAGGGGTTTACCATGGTAGCTTCGTCTGGGAGTTCTTTGCCAGACCGACCATACTTTTGAATATTATACAAATTGATCATTCCTGGTTCACCATTATCAAGAATGCGACGAGCAAGTTCGGGAATATATGAAAAATCTTTATACCCATTATCTGCACGTAGCACAACAGAGTTATTACTCAACCATCCGATAGAAGAACGTTCTGGGTTCATATCATAGTTTTTCAGATTAATAAAATCCTTGTCATCTACATCACCAAGGCAAATTTCTGCACTGTTATGAGACAAATACCCATTGCAAAAGAATTCATGTCGATTTTCAACTTCAATATCGTATGTCTCTTCTTCTACGTCTTCAACAACTTCAACAACTTCAATGGGTGTAAAAGAACATTCCCCATACTGTTTTGCATATGCATCAATATTAAATTGCTTATTTGAATACAACCCATATAGAGTCTTAACTTTTGAATTTGTTTCAAAACTACTTGGGAAACCATTTGCATTTTGCGATTTAGAATTCACTCTAAGATCCTTAATAAGCTCTGGAATCTCTGAAAATTCTGTTTGAGATCTTTTGGTAATCAAACTCAAATTATGAACTTTTTGCCAATTATCCTTTCTACTCGGATATTGTGTAGAACAAATATTCAACCTACTTTCAATACCACAAGAATAAAGAACATTTTGCAAATCACGGGCAAATTTTTCATAAACAGTAGAAACGACAATAATAGGTCTGTTACCAGTGCAACCATCCCCATCTGTAACACCAGCTACATATGCTAGTTTAACATGATGACGTGCTTTCAAAATAAATTCAGGTACTCTAATTTCAGTATTAGCTTGCTTAAAGTTCTTATCGAAATACCATGCAAGTTGTTTTGATTGACAATGAACCATTAGACTATTTTCATCTTTTCGTTTCTTGAGAGTAACATTAAGATTCTCTCCAAAACGTTCAAGTTGCTCTTTAGCCTTTTCAGCAATATCCATTTCGTCAAGACCAAAAACTAAAGAAACATATGCGTTAAATCCATTTTTGTTATAATTTGGATATGTATATCCGTCTGCATGAAATAATCCGACAAACCAAGCCATATCCGCATCTAGTTCAGGAATAATAATATCTTTACAAGTTGTGCTATGAGATGATGGCTTTTCATAAGACCACTCTGGTAGAGAAGTTTCTTGACCTTCAATAAAATCTCTTGCTCCGATAAGACGATCTCCTTTTACAAGTTCAGATGCCATTTTCCAAGTATAATCAGAATAAGACGTTGCGATTGCAACACGATGATTTGGTGTGCATCTAAAATCACCATCTTGAGTAATAATCTTTACTAACTTTTGAACACCTTGTACAAATTTATTCGTAATTTTTTGATATCCATTAAAAGTCAACGCTTCTTGACCAATTTCTACATCTTTGATAGGAATCAACCCACCTTTTGTATGAACAAGAGCATCACCGGGGAGACATCTTCTCACATTACCAGCAACCACACAAGCACCAATAGCGTTAAAGACGTCTGCTACGAGACGCGTATGAGAGTACGGCTTGTCAACTTCAACGTCAACCTCTCGCCATTCACTTGTTGCTTGTTCCAAATCTTCAGACTTGAACTCTTTCCATGTTTTAGAAGTACATTGCAACCTTCCAATACAAAAGGCATCCAAATAGCTTTCAATGCGATCATGCATTTGCTTAAGAGGACCAAATCCGGATGCTGTACCTCCGAAACCTTTGATTGGTTCTCCGTGTGCACGAATTTGTGAATAATCAAAAATAGGAAACTTGTTCTTACCGTAACGAGGACTATTAATATAGGAACACATCAACTTGATAAGACTTTCAACCCAACCTTCTCGAGAGTCAGGAATGACAAAAATTTCAGAATCACTCTTGTCAGGCATGGTAGCTTCTCCACGCCAATTTGTTGTGAATCCAACACCCACACCGTTCATCAGACCATCCATTGTCCATTCTGCAGACAATACAAAATCTTCTGCTGTATCAGTAGCACTGCAGTTATTAAGTGACATCGAGCCACGTTCATATGTAAAATCGGTTCCCATCATCCAAAGTCCTCGCCCAGGAGGCAACCATTCCATATTAAACAAAGAAAGAGCCATTTCTTTTGCAAAAACTTGCAATTCATTATCATCCCAGCGCAAAGATGATCTATAAAAATGCTCTTTGCGGATAGACATACAACCCTCAATAACCCGAATCACTACATCGGCCCAGTCTTCATTATTTCTGCTGTATGTTCTCCTAAATACTAGCTCTCCTAAACCATTAAATCCAAAATTTGGAACAAGATTTTTCAATTGTTTACGAGTTGTATAATTTAACTTAAAACGTTGAATAACAGGTTGAATTTTATTTTGTGTGTTCATTTGATTTTTCTTTTTATTTAGAAACATAACCTTAAAATCATTTTTATTTTTGCGAAAAAAATAAATAATTTATTTTTAACTCACAAAATAAAATATTTCGGCATATTAAGTAAAATGAAGAATTCATACAAGTCTGTATCTGATTTTGGATTAACTGAAATGTCTTTAACAAATCATCCATTAACTTATTGTGTTGGTAATACATTGGATCAAAGATTTTTACATGGTGGAAATCCAGATCTATATGGTTCTAGCAGTCGTCAATGTCAAAATTTTATGTCTGATTATTGTGCTTCTGGATGGGACAATTTTTGTGAGTCAGAATCTCAAAACCAAGAAAGAAGTTTAGTTTCACAAAACCACAATGCTGGAGAATTATTGATTGCAAATACAGCAGCTAGAAAGTATTTAATTAATATGCATAATGCGGTTGAAAAACTTGAACCATTTGATCCAACAGTTGCGAATTCTCCCATGATTAGATATTGGGTCAATGATTGCGGAGGTAATAAAATACCGGAATATGCGGTTGATCCATTAACTATTGATAATGATATTTTGATGGATAAAATTTTGGCAAATCCAAAAATCGCACTACATATTTTAATTAATATTTATAATACCATGAAAAGGCATGGTACTTTATCTGGACTAAAAACAACTAAATTAGGAACATTTTACAACTCTCATCAATATTTTAAAGAAAAAGGTGGAGTTTAAAGTTTTAATTGATTGTTATCAATTAAAAATTACCTTTTTTTTATTTTACTTTTAAGTTTATCTTTTAAAATTTTTCTATCGTTCATCTCTTTTTCTTCATAAAATTTCAAATTATCAATATCTATTTGTAAATTTGAACATTCTATAGCTTTTTTACATCCTAATTTTCCATCAATGTAATTACCCGAATACCATCCTGCAATTCCAAGCAAATGCCATCTTTTATAATCATAAACATGTTTATCAACAAAAAGAATACAATGTTCTGGATATTCAAGTTTACAAGCTAAAACGGCAAATGTGTAGCAAAAATCCCAATTTTTATTTCTATAATGCTCTACCATTTTTAAAAGAGGTTCTACTCTTGGAGTAAATTCATATGCTTTCATATACCATTTCATTGATTCATACCAATCATTACCAAGCACCTCTGACAATTCTCCGCAACGAAAATACGCTTGAAATTTTTCTTCCCAAAATCCTTCTAATTTAACACGCATAGAATAAAATTTAAAAGACTCTTCTGGTTGATTTAAACAAGAGCAAGTTTGTGCGAGATAAAAAAGAGTTCGTGTATCAGTTGGATTATCTTCGTGTTCTTTTAGAAGAAGAATTTTATCTCTTTCAAATCTCTTAAAAGATTTATCATCATCTGCTGTTCTGTCTTGGTATAATACTACTTCTGATGGGACTCGCATTTTTTTATCTTCAGAAGCGTTTTCTTCTTCATCCGTTTTAAATCTAGTATTTTTCATCCACTCATGAACTGTACCAACATATCTCCAGCCTTGACGAGCTTTTACCATACGTAAATTAAAATATTTAATATATTGTCCACTCCACCACTCTTGGCAAAGCAAAAATCCAGTATTTGGTGAATTAATTTGTTCTTTGCAAAATTTTCTCATAGCAACACCGCCTCGCAATTCATCATTTGAATCTAAAAGCAAAATATAGTCAATATCTTCAAAACTATCTGCAAAATCAAGAGATACATTTCGGGATGTTGAAAAATCTACAAATTCTCCTTGTTTTAAACGTAAAGGAATATTATTTTTTTCACAAAAATTAGATGCTATTTCAATAGTATTATCATCAGATCCAGTATCGTACAATACTATTGAGTCAACATGACCTAAGACACTATTTAATGATACATGCAATCTTTTGTGTTCATTTTTAACCATCATAAGA